TAACAGGGGTGGAGTATACGTAAACTGACCAGCTTCATCATACGTAAGAGTACCAGTTCCAGATGCTGCATTTTGAGTAACATCAAAGTCTGTAAGCTCGATTCCCCCTCCTACACCAAAGTCACCAATATATTTATAGCCTTGGATGTAGACTTTGTCGGTACCAGCAATAGACCCAGTCAGCGACGTTGAAGCTCCAAGCGTACCGGATTCGTTTTCGTTAACCCAGTATAGAATACCTGCCTGGTAATCAAAGTACCACTCTGCGGTATCATTACCCGGCTCAACTTGGAATACCTGTGCTCCCGTACTAGTTCCATTTGTACCTCCAACAGTTGTTGCAACAGCGTCGGTGCCATTCCAACCGGCGGGTCCAACATATACTTTGACCAAGTAGTTAGCACCAAACTCCGGTGGAATCCAGTCTGTTTGTCCTGTTGTCCAGGACCGCTTAAATCCACTAATATTCGTGTTCTGTGCGGCAGACACAGCTGTACATTGTGCAGTATCTGCACCAGTGTACAGCTCGACTTGAGACGTATCCGCACCTGGGGGAGACGTAGGAATACTACCTGCTTCTCTCCACAGCTTATCCGCACGCAACAGCAATGGACTCGCTGTAGCTTCACCAAACGGATCTGTATTTTCAGACGTTTCAGTCTTAGCCTTACCAAAAGCTATCTTCTTGATAAGAAGATCTAGTTTCTCTTCAGTAGAAAATGATGACATTATTCAAGTATTAGACAGACCGAAGTCCAAGTTTAGAAACCTTATCTCCGGAATCTAGTTTGATTCTTACATAGATGTGCGAAGCGTACCCCCACCGGCTTGCACCTGCGTCAAGAGTAACTTCTCTATCAGTCTCGTTACCATCTAGCACATTAGCTGCGCCATCAGCAACACCCGCTGAAGGTACCCCTTCATCAGTAACTGCGCTTGATTTAGTGACATGGCAGCTCAACCATCCATTTGTTGCAGAAGCAGCAGTCTCAAGACTATAGTCAGTAGGAGCAGTGCTGGAATCAAATGTCTTTACTAAAATAGTATCAAATGTACCATTGACAAACAGCTTAATCTTCTGCGCAACATTGTTCGTATCAAGCGCAATCTTAAACGTAGCAAATTGAGAGCCACTTCTACCGCTTGTAGTATCCGGATTGTTTGTATCCGCAGGCAAGTAAGCGGTGTTACTGTAGTCTGTACCGCTCACGTGCTGAACCCCGTCTGGCAACACCATAGCATCTTTTACATCCAAGTTTAAAGATCCGCTTTGATTGTTGCCAAACTGCCGGCTCCAATCTCCAAGCGCCCCACTAGGATCATTAGTATAGGTACTTCCACTAGGTTCTGCTACCCGAATGCCATCTGTAGATCCTACTCCGTTGGAGATGCTATCTTCCATAACCAAACTATCGCTTTCGCTCTGAGTGCGGTCGCTGAACTGCATTAAGTAAAAAGCAGTGCTGGTATTAAAGTCTTGGTTCGCTAAGTTACCATGCACCGACTTGAAGTCATATCGCGGCCCGTTGCTACTGTCAGACAAGTCAGAAATAGCATTCAGGCTTTGAAGCGGTACATCTTTACCAAAGGTGTAATCTGCAAGTCCTGGCGCGACAGACGTGTTGCTTGTTACATCAGGGTGATCTGTGTAGGCAAGGGAGGTGCCTGCAGCAAAGCATCCATGACTATTACCTACCGCCCAGTTAAAGTCTGTAGCGTTATTAGTGGTTGCTCCGTAAATCTTGGCGTCTGACGGTACTATGTCTACAACCGTGCAGGTAATATTCATAGTAAAGTCATTATTACCGCAGTATTTAATACCACTGCTGTAGTAATACGCTGCTCCAGAACCGGGAGTAAGGGTGCTTGACATCACCTTACCCTCATTTGACTCGCTGCTAATAGAATGCTATTTACAGAGTTAGACTCTTGATACCACAGCTTGTCGATGTTTGTAGTACCGTCTTCGGTAATTCGAAGTCTGTGGTAACCTACACTAATGCTGGATCCTGTATAGCTCCAAGCCAAACTTGTAACACCGGTGTAGAAATCCTCACCACTACCCGACGTAGGAAACCCTTCAGTCACCTTAGTCAGCGTCAAGTCTGACGTGGTAACAGTATCATCTGAATCGTCTGCAGCAAGGGTAGCAGTCACATCATCTAAACTATCTTTAGTCAGCTTAGCTTGGTACTGAACGTTCTTAAGATCTGCAGTAGGTGAAGTAAGCACAGTTTGGCTTAAAGCAGTATTACCGTTCCTCCAGTTTACTATGTCTCCTGCGCTAAGACTACCAAGCCCATTTACGGTGTGCGCAGTGTTTGTTACTCTGTTCTGGTTCGTGCTGGGAGTACTAACCACCCACTCGCTATTAGCTCCTGCTACTTGAGTAGCAAAGGTCTGTGGCGCTGTTGGAACTAAAGCACCCAACGTTTCATTCAGCTGATCAATAGCATCTACAATTAACGTATTTGCAGTAAACGATGCGATTGCAGGACTATTGTCTATTAAGGTACCGGAAGAAGGACTACCTAAAGTAGTGCTTCCCGCAGGAATCCAGTTTGTGCCTGCAGGATGGCCCCACTCATTACCAGAGTCGTTATTGCCGGTAATGATGCTATTACCTGTCCCTTTAAAGATGTAGACCTTGCCAGTATCTTTTGCAACAACGATAGACCCCGTACGTCGGGCATTTACCGGGATTGCAATGAGATGATCATTTGCAAAGTCGTCTACAATATGCACTCCTGCAACATTATCCCCGACCACATCCACAATCGGGTATGCGGTGTTTTGATTTTCAATTGTATCACCAAATTTAATTGCCATAGCTTATGTAGTAAGAGTGATTGTTAAATCGATATCGTCATCAAATGCTCCGGTCTGGATAGACCTATAAACATTGTAATTTCTTGTGGCAGTTCCTGCTGTTTGGTTAAACCCACTTCCACCGTTGTCGTATAAGACAAAGCTATCAGTGTAATCGGCAACCCCTAAGCCGCTAGTAGTAGCAGCTATTTCTGTAGCTGTAAAGATACTCGGAATAATTAAGTAAGTGTACTTAGTAGTATCCGCAGTATTACTGCTGCAAGCAAAGGTAATAGTTTGCGATGGCTCATTAGGGTCAGCGTCCAAAAGTGTTCTCACTTGGTTGCCTGTGCTAATAAGAGATGCTATATCGCTAACTGTTGCGCTAGTGTTCGCGTAGACATATACAGGATGCCTGTAAATAATCTTAGTCTGTTTTGTAATCGGAACTAAGGAACCCGTGCCATCTGTTAGATAACCTAAGGTGTGCGTGACTGTGTACTGCAGTCCATTGCTAGTTAAAGCACTGCCAGAAGGTGTTATATGGTTGCCTGTAGAAGCATTGTATGGGCTTGAAATATTAGACCAGTTAGGAGTACTGTCAATCAAAGAAGTTCCCTGATTGTAGTTGTAGGTAACCTCTAGTCCTGCAGTACTGTCTAGGTTTCCAATATTTGAAATAGTATAAATAAAGCCTCCAATAACTCTGTTGTCAAGACCAGTCTGCACAACATAGTTTTCTCCTTCGATTATATCAGGGAAGTTGGTTGACGACGGAATAACAGATACAATAACTGGCTCTAAGAATGGAGCTAGCAGGTCTTGAATAATCGTTTCTAAGTTCGTTCCTGCGCTGTATGTAGTTACACCCGCAATAGCATCACCAATAGAGTTGGTGACAACCAAATCAGAACCTAATTCAAACGAAGATGCAGAACCGCTAGAGCCAGCACTGACAGAAAGAGATAACCGATTCTCACTAATAGTAACGGTGTTATTACTTTCTGTAATTTTAACCACATTAGCTATAGGCTGCGTTATGATGATTTTGTTTGCCATCACTCAGTAACCTGTGGCTTGACTTTGAATTTCCCTTCAATGATTCTTTCTACGGAAGAGTCACTGTGCACTAGTTCTAGGTCATACACTCCCTGGTTAAAGGTCATTGCATCAGTAGTACTCGAAGGAATAGTCAGAGTGAACTTGCCGATATCGTCTCCTGATTGTGTAGGAATATCGAAGTGAGCTAAATACCCTGTGTCTGCAGTATCGTTACTAGTAGCCCGATACACAAACTCCGTGTCTGTAATATGGTCTTTTACAGCCATACGCACCCTAGCACCAGTTAAACTGATTCCTGCATTAGAACTGTTCTTATACACAAATGTGACCTCGTGCTGAGATCCCTGCTCTACTATGAAGTTGTATTTACCAGATGCCATTACAATACATATTCAAAAACGTTTGGTTTGCCCCTACCGTTATTCTCAATAACTGTATAACCTGGACTACTATTCCAACCATTACTCTCTGAGTAAAAGTTGCCTGTAAATAAAGGTGCTACAGCAATTTGGCGGTAGTTTGCTTGATCTACGAGTTTTTCTTCTATAGTAGAGTATACTCTTTTTCCTTTGCGGGAATGCCAATGGCCTCCTAACATAACATTGTACATACCCTGCTTTCCATGCTCCCAAAAAGCCTTACCTAAATCACCTTTAGATATGTTGTAATGATTGTGGGTAAGCAGGTAGAATATACCGTCTACTTCTATTCCTAAAAGTAAAGGATGATGCTCAATATTTAAAGCAGTGTTTTCTTGCAGCATATAAGCAAGAAGTGACGCCACAGAACCTTGAGGGTCTCCAGTTAGTTTTGGGCTTGTCCTGTCGTGGTTTCCACTAACTATAGCAACCCTGACGGCATTATTTAAACTGGTCAAAAAGCGTTTGAGGATCGTATACGCTGTAATCACTATGTGCGAACCGTATCCATCCTTTTCTAACTCTTTCCAAGTTGATTCGTGGTTAATACCAGTAAAGGATTCTATAAAATCTCCTAGCAAGCATACCGTAACCTTCTTGTATTTGTGAGTATTTACGTTAGTAGCAACCTCTTGTAGTCGTGACACTACATCCTTAGTACTGAAGCTAGGGGTATTCCCTATAGCGTCTACTTGTGCACCTATGTGAAAGTCGCTAAGAACAAGCACACACTCGTTTGTACCTGGTTGAGTGTAAATCTGAAAACCATCTACACTGGTATTCAAGTCCTCTTTGATTCTTGCCCAATCAACAGTTGACACTTTGGGCGTTAAGTGAACTTTTACCTGATAGAAGGTTTTAGAACCTGTTTTTGTCGGAGCATCCCAACTGTTACAGGTATAGCGTTCTACTTCCCAAACATTTAAGTCTACTTTAAAGTGCTTTATAGCTTTATCTAAAGAGTCTATTTGCTCCGGTCCCTTGTAGGTCAGTACAGCATCTTTAGAAGATAGTGATTTACCTGTACAGGATTTAGGGCCGTTGCGTAACTCTCCTATTTTTCTACGTAAAGTTCGGTGACTTAAAGAAAGGGTATCATAATCTAGCAGAATAGTAGACGCAATCTCTGAATGAGATTTTTCTGAATACCTGTTACAGTAGTCGGCTATTATTTCTTCTAAGCTCATGCTTCAGAAATACTATACCTTATTTTGATTCGGTCTACAGGAAGAGTAGACCACAATATATTATTCCTAGCAAAAGTCCAAGAACCTGTACCTAGAGAAGACGACGTTGCTGTAGTAATGAAATTAGTTTGATTCAGTTCTAGCGTAGGGAACAGATCAATTTCGTAGTCTGAAGCTGTAATGCCTTCATTAGCAGTAAACGTAATCGTTATTGTCTCTGCAGCATCGTCTGGATCCCAATGGTTAGGGGACACTGACAAGGATCCAACAGTAGCTAAATCCACCGGGGTGTCAGATACAGCTTCAAAATATATAAGATTACTTACTCGTTGGGATACCCAGCTAGTTTTAAAATACAAATCTCTGTCTACAGTAGCAGGTAGTGTTACTGCAGTAGAACTCATAAATCCACCGTTGTCAGGTACAGAAATGGAAATGGTTTCGCTGACTTCAGGAACCCCACTAAAATCTGAAGATGTGTAACCCTCTACCTTAATGGTGCTGTTATATACCTGAGAATACAGGCTGTAATAGATAAAGCCGGATGACGCCGGCTCATTCAACCGGAAGTTTACTACGTCAGATGGCTCAAAATCTACAGTAGTAGTAGTAGTACTATTAACCCAAACACTTGCTGCAGAAAGAGTAGCGGTTTGATTCGATGTAGGTAGAGTAAGAGTATTCTTTGCCTCTAGGACATAAAATACCAATGCTACTGTACTATCAAAGTCGTCAGACAGATTGACGCTAGAAACATATGTGCCATTTGCTTGAAGCGAAGTAAAGTCTAGACTGTGTGTAGAGACAGTGGAGCCATTTGACACCAGAACCTTTGCAGTAAGATCTGCTAATCCTTTCTTTTGCCCAGAATAGCTAGGGCCACTGCTAAGTGTTTGGAAGCTGTAATCAGTGGTTACAGGGGATATAGAAAACCCTACTCGATTATTAGGAATGAGCGGATTGTACTCAGATGTGTATAGCGTAACATTCAAGTGTTTAGCCGCACCTAAGCGAAAATCATAGGTTCTCCCTTGGTGAAGCAGGGTGTCAGCAACCGCGAGAAGGCCATCATTATTTAAATCTCCTAATGGAACATCTGGGAATGTTGTAACCAACCCTACAGAATCAGATGACTCTAGAGTTCCTAACGAATATGGTGACTCGCTGTACCCTAGCTTAACGGCTTGAGTGATAGCACCAGCTAATGCTGTAGTCACGGTGATTACTCCTGAATATGTATTCGGTATAGTAAAGGAGAAATCAGCATCATTATCCTCGGCATTTACTAAAACAATATTTGATGCAGAGTCTCCATATTGAGTGCTGATTACTGCATTAACCTCATATCCTGTTATTGGAGATAAGTCAGAAACACCGATAACCTCAAACGTTATAGTTCCCCCAGGAGAATATGTTGCTGTAGTGTTTTGGTATGTAGTAAAATTACCATCATAGTACACCACATCGTAAGTGACGACAGGAGGGGTGTAGTCATCAAAGCCTGGATCTTCGGGGTCGTCTACATAGCCGTTTTTAGCTGTGTAGAGGAGGGTATTAATAAAGAAATCTTGCTTATCACAATCCCTATGCAGATCATACTCTGCCTTAGCAATATAGATTGCAGATGCGCCTGAGAAGTACTCATCTAGAGCAACATTCAGGTCTGTAGTAGTATCGTAGTCAGCAGGTAAGAAAAACATTAAGAACAGCCGCAAATACAGGTGCAAGAACTTCCGGTACAGATGTTAGACATCAATGTGACTTTTCGTTCTGCTGCTGTATAACGGGCTGCATTAACATCAAGTTGTGCACCTGTTCTAAGTGACACTAGCTCTTGCAGTGTCTGTAATTGCTGGGTCTCTTTACACTTATCGCATGAACTAGCTAAATAAGTGTCGAGCTTGGTAGAGATGCACGTATCTATAGTAGCTAAGTACAAAGTGTACTCGTCAAAACTATAGGTAGTGCCTCCAAATGAGTAGTCAACTTGAAAACGATAAAGACCGTCCGGAAACGTACTGGTAGTTATCGAGGGAACTTTGGACGGAGTAATCTCTAACGGATTACCCCAAGGTTGGGCTAGAACATAATTGTATCCTGCATTAGATACAATCGCTTGTTCCTCAGCAGCATTTGCTCCTGTAGAAGTGTCTAACAGAGTTTCTTCCTCAGGAACAGTATGTCGACTTGGAGTATTGACCTTAAGAAGTAAATCTTCACGTGCCGTGGCGTTAGGGGTGTGATCCTGTAATTGGAACACACCCCCGACAACCTTAATTCTCCAATATCCTGTAGCCATAGTTTAAGGCTTATGCCAAGAAGGTATCCAACGTACCGTTCAAAGTAGTGTTAGAAGCAAGGGTATACAAAACAATCTCGTGAATGTCTGTACGGTCCCCATGCGTCTGCTCTACAAACAAACAAGTCCGATCGTATGTATTAGCTCCAGTAACAACTGCAGGCTTTACTACGTTAGGTCCAGCAATGTTAGTCACACCTTGAATAGGAAGAGCAGCTTGAACTTCGGCATTTACATCAGCTGCAGTACCAATAGTAAACTCAGCTGGAGTAGCGTTAGTAACAGCACTAGATGCATCATTAGCTGCACCTCGCATATTAACGTTCAAAGGCATTGTGATTTGAATCACAGTAGTAGCACCACCCTTCTCAGCAGCTTCAACATCTTTGAAGATATCACGCTTAGAAGCATTGATGGCAATAACTAACTGATCAACAGCAGCAGCGTCATTAGCTGCTCCTACTGCTTCAAAAGTCGCAATAGTAAACTTCTCACGGCCTTCAGTAACATTAATCAGCTTAATGTATGCAGAACCATCAGCTTCAATCTTAGGAGTAACCTCCAGGATTTGCTGAGTGCCATTATTGTGATCTTCAATTGTAGATGATTTTACATCTGCTCCTTTAAAAAGCAAAGAGCTTCCTTCACCAGTTTGAAACTGAAAAGTTTTAGCTGCAGAATCAGCAGCATTAATAGCAGGCCATGGTGCACTGCTAACAGTAGCAGTACCATCAACAAAAGCGACAAGTTTACCGGGATCTACAGTTGTAGCAGTGGCGGCGGCGTCATTAGAGACGAGAACAGTCTTAGTATGAGACATTTGTATGTATTAAAGAATTAGAGAATTGTCAATTATGCGACTGTTGCTGCAGTATCTGTAGCTGCAGTTGATACGTTACCAGAAGTATCTGTAATAGTGGCGGTCGCAGTAAGCGTTACAGACGCAGCATAGCTATCGGCGGTTACGCCAGTATTTATTACACGAGCAGTAGTCGCATCAACAGCTACATTAATAGTAACATCTGCTTCTGAACCACTGCTGCTCAGTACAATTGTACCGTTAGCTGCATCAGAGGCAAATGAGCCAGCAAGCGATACGAAGATTGCATCTGCATCACTAACATCATAAGTACTAGCAGAAGTCCCTTCCGCATCACTTGCAAATGCAACTGAAGTAAACGCGGCCGGAGCAGTTAAGTCAACCACTGCACTGCCGAACATCTCTTCTAGCACCTCAAGTAAGTTGCTGTCACCTTCGTCATCAGCAATACAGATCCGCACGACTTCGTTCACTTTGCGGCGATTTGGAAGTGATTTTTCAATTTCGACAGTATAGATGCTGTAGTCAAGCCCTGTGCCAGTAGCAGAAGCAGGCACTACAATTGGAAACTCGTATTGATTGTAAGCGCCCGCACTGATATATGCACGAGTCTCCAAATCAATGACATTTGATTGTTGGCCTAAGCGCCCATTGTTATCGCCAGAGACACTAACAGTTAAAGCGTCGTCACCAGTTACAACTACATCGCTTCCACGAGGAGTCACTGTGATAGCAACGTCTGATCCACTAACAGCCATTGTTACGTTCTTAAAACGCTCTGTATCAGAACGTCCTGCGAAGTTGGCTACTATTTCGGTAGCGTTTTTGCCTGTCACGCCTAAAACATCGTATAACTCTACGCCGTTTTTTGCTTCTAAACGAATAGAGTTCATGGATGCCACGATATTACCTACTGTAATAACTTGATTAGTACCGGCATTTGGCTGAGAGAACTTGATATTTTTAATATCACTCCGCAAAAACTCTGTACTACTTAACGTGGCTAAACTTCCATCAGGTTGAGTATGAGCAGCAGTAAGCTTGATAAGACCATTTAAGGCTCCAGAAGAGTTACCAGCAATAACAGCTCCATCATGCTGCACAAATAGCTTCCCATCAGTAGCCGCATTTGCAACACTTGTGGCTAAGCAGTTTGCTGCAGTAGAGTCGATGTCGCCCCGTACAACAAGAGTAGTTTCAGTAAAACTCATTATTCAGATTTTGATTGTTCAATCGAATTTGTTTGGTATCTAGGAGACTCAATAGCCTCTATAATATTCTTTACTGCTAGGTCCACAATCTCTTGGTGAGTGTGGGTTGCAAGCTCGCAATCTAGGGACGAAGATAGGTTAATCTGTACCGGATTGCGAATATAGTCGACGAATACCGTTTTTAATATATACTTTTCGCCATCCTGGAAGACTCTTATTTCGTCATCATGGATGAATCCAGAAGGTGCTACTTTGCTGGGTTTGGCGAAAGGATTCTCTATATGAGAATACATTTGATCTTGCTCTACTATACGAAGTTCCCGCTTAACTAAACTATCTGACGTGCTAACTGCAGTCTTACAATTATTAGTATGAAACTCTATTCTAGCATTGATTAAAAACATGTAGTCTACCGGAAGGTCGAAGTTCACAAACTCCAAAGCAGAGTTTGGAACAACGCCATCCGTGTAGTCTACCGTAATAACTAAGCGCAGGTCATCAACACGTTTTTGCAACTTGCTGAATCCGAGCTTTTTGCTATCAAATACAGGTGCCAAGCGATGCTTTATATATCGATCCTGAGCGCGGTTTAACCAAAAGTCAACCTCTTCAGGAAGGAAGTAATCGTAAACTGAGGATGCTACCTTTTGCAATCCCTGGTCTACGGCATAGTGCATCTCTTGTACAGTCATTTATGCGTAAGCCTTTAGTTTGGCTTTTATAGAAGTTAAAACATTGGAGTTCTTCTTATCCTTCAAAAACAAAATTGCTGCCTCCATAGAGTCTCCTAAAGATACATCTCCGTCGAGTATTGTATTCCCTACTTTTCTCAATACTTCTGTAGTCAGGCATTCGTTAATCAAAGACGTCAAGTCTAAGTTTTTATCTGTAACGATATCTAGGAAGTACTGAGGGTTGTCCTCAAGAAGTTCTTCTAACTGCAGCTCCTTCTCCTCAGCTTTTAAGTCTTTTGGTTTGTATCCATAGATAATAAGAACCTTGTCCATACGGTCAGAGTTGTCAGAAAGCTTGATATACTCCTTGTAAGCACTCTTACGTAAGTCTAAGCCCATCTTAGCCTGCTTCAGCTCTCTGCGGTTATCAGACAAGTAATACTGATGCTTCTTACTAGCAGACAAGTCTTCTTCATCCTGCACCACATATGGGTGGGCTAAAGCAAATTTGTAGCGAATAAAATCAGCACGGTTCAAAGGGTAGCCCTCTTCGTCTACTCCAATTTCTAAATCGACACCTCCCATAGGAATTTCCACTGTGAGATTCAGGTAGTAGTCTTTACAGGCTCTACCAAAGTTTGGGTCTTCTGCGCTTACGCCTAAAACTTCTGGCAGCAACTTTCGCTGTTCCGCAAAAGTCAGACCTCTAATGATATCACCGCTTCCGGTGTAAACAGATCCAATACGACGTTTGGCTTCGGTGTAAATGTCATCCGGAAGGTTTGTAGGGTTCGGGCGACGGTTAAGTGTAACTATATGTGACATATCTATTGTAACTAATGGGTTTCTAGGAATGAAAAAGGGGAGAGGGTACATTTCCCTCCCCCCTTTCTCGGTTTTGTAAGTCTAATTAAGACTTAGTGCACTCTAAGTGCAAGCAATTGGTAGCGCGACGAATCGCAACACCACACTCCTTCATGAAGTGGACAGAAGATCCGTCAACATCAGTAGCGCGGAGAGCGTTACCACCAAATCCTGGAGGAACACTAGCACCTGCAACTGCCCAACGAATCAGCTCACGTCCCTTACGAGAAATGTACTGAACATTCTTCTCTCCATCGTATGTGCTCATATCGAGGAAGATCATCCGATAGCTCTCCATAGGGAGACCAGTGACCGGGTGACGATCAGCATTCAACGCACGAGCACCATGGTCAAACAAGGGCAAGTGGCGAACAGTGATGGTATGACCATCAATGTGCTGATAAGAAGTAAAGAAGCCACCAAGCTGCAAGTTGCTTCCGCTTCCGCTGATAAAGCTACCTGGGTCAGTGTTCTTAATGTATTGTCCTGAGCTAATCTCAGACTTCATAGCATTGTCGAACTCTTCCATTCCACCGATACCAGTGAACAGAACGATGTTCATCTGCTGAGCATCGGTAGCTCCATACAGAGCATCACGAACAACAGACTTCAACTTAGAAGCAGTCAACTGAGAGTATGTATCCACGTTAGGAATCTGCTCAAGCACACCAGAACCAATGGTAATTGGCTTGCCGTTGTCATCCTTCAAGTGAATAAGTCCGTTAGCATCACGGTTGTACTGGCTGTACCACAGTGCATACTCAGACTCTTCCTTCCAACGCAACATATGCTGATACTCCTCAAAGTCGTACCACAAGTTGGTTGAGCGTCCACCAACATTGAACTCGAAGTTCACAACGCGATCAGGCATGTTGCCTTCATACGCATAAGACTTACGGATCAAGCTGATTTGGTTACGCATCTTGGAAGGAGCAACCCAATGGCTTTCGTTTCCGCGAGATCCGCTCATTGCAGCTGGAGCATACAATTGAACAAACATCTTGTTTA